CAAACCAACCCCTTGTGGGTGCTTGTAAGGTAGATGCTACCATTAATTTCTCCTATAAAAAAAGGGTCTTGCGACCCCTTGTGTTGTTTTGGGTTAAGTAATTAACCGATTGCAGGTGCTGTTAAAGCAACCTGTGTAGACTCAGCAGATGCTAGGTCTAGTGGGAAGTTGTGTGCATTTCTTTCGTGCATAACTTCCATTCCTAAGTTTGCTCTGTTTAGAACATCACCCCATGTTGGGACGATTTTTCCGTTAGCATCAACAACTGATTGGTTAAAGTTAAAACCATTCAAGTTGAATGCCATTGTACAGATACCCATAGAGGTTAACCATACACATACAACAGGGAAAACTGCGAGGAAGAAGTGTAAACTTCTAGAGTTGTTGAATGAAGCATACTGGAAGATAAGACGACCAAAGTAACCGTGTGCTGCTACTATGTTGTATGTTTCTTCTTCTTGTCCGAACTTGTATCCGTAGTTCTGTGATTCTTGCTCAGTTGTCTCTCTGATTAGAGAAGATGTAACTAGAGAACCGTGCATTGCTGAGAATAAAGATCCTCCGAACATACCTGCAACACCAGCCATGTGGAATGGGTGCATAAGAATGTTGTGCTCTGCTTGGAATACGAACATGAAGTTAAATGTACCTGAGATACCTAGTGGCATTCCGTCTGAGAAAGATCCCTGACCGAATGGGTATACTAAGAATACTGCAAATGCTGCAGATACAGGTGCTGAATATGCTACACATATCCAAGGTCTCATACCTAATCTGTATGATAATTCCCATTGTCTTCCCATGTATGCTGAGATACCGATTAGGAAGTGGAAAATAACTAACTGGTAAGGACCACCGTTATATAACCATTCGTCTACTGTTGCTGCTTCCCAGATTGGGTAGAAGTGTAGACCTATAGCGTTTGATGAAGGAACAACTGCACCTGAGATGATGTTGTTACCATACAAGAAAGAACCCGCTACTGGTTCTCTGATTCCGTCGATATCGACTGGAGGTGCTGCAATGAAAGCAACGATGAAACATGCTGCTGCTGCGAGTAGACATGGAATCATTAGAACACCAAACCAACCAACATAAATTCTGTTGTTTGTTGATGTTACCCATTCGCAAAACTCAGGCCAGCCTGCTAGGAGGCTAGTTTGTCTGCGTGAAATATTTGAGGTTGTCATTAGTAAGACGTTTGTAAGTAGGGCATCAAGGGTAGATGCGAAACTTATTTCCTGTAACCCCTCGCTACAGGATATTAAAGACGAAGTATTATACTGCCTATAGGTCTTGGTTTGAGAGCAGTCTACATGGGAGGGCGATCCGTTCGAGTCCCAAGTAAATTGTGAGGAATTCCTCACTGATGTATTTATTATAACAAAACTTTACATACTTGTCAAGCTTCTTCATTATCTTTACTTCTATTCCTAATAACAATTTGATTATTTTTATAATCTGCTACAAATTCTAATACATCATCATTATCCCACATAAGTTCCTCATACATGGCATTAAGACGATCCATGTCTTCCCATAGATCGTTTACGTGTTCTGAGTGTTCTGACATAAGACAATTTTTTTCATTATTTATTATTCGTTCATTATAGCAGACATCATCACAACTGCAACTGTAGTCATTAATACCGTTCCTGCTGTTATCTCTAGGAACATTGGTATTATATGTTGAATGTTCATCCTACCTCTTGTAATTTCTGTGCGACTGTTTGTTTTTGTATTGGTGCTACGTCATTTAAACCATTTGCATCGAACCAAGGTGCTGTTTCCCAGTCGAATCCTTCTCCAAATGTATTGTCTGCTTCTGCAACATACCAATGACATGCTGCGTCTGGAATATCTACTGCACATACTGCCCAGTCATCTGTCCATTGTGGTACTTGAACCCAGATGACAGGTTCTTTATCCATAGCATATGCTGTTTGACTTACTCCGAATAGTAATGCAAATACAAATAACCATGAAAATATTCTTGGAACATATCTTATCGACATTGGTCTTTTGTATGCTTCCATTACATCGTGGTAATTCATGAGAGTAATCCTAATGATCCTGCTGTGATACCTAAAGATAAAAAGAATCCAAATTCTATTAGATCTCTGGAACCTGGTGGTATGTTATTTAGTATGGTCTGTAGTATTATCATGAAAATACGAACGGTAGTCCGTTAAGTGCTGTGTATCCTACTACACATGCGAAAGTAATTTGATAGATCATAGTTATGCTCCTTGGTATACTGGTGTCATTACTCCACCACCTTCATCGTCATCATCGTCATCTGATGCTCTTAAAAACAACTCCAACCCTACAAGGAATGCTACTGGATAAAAACACCAGAGTATTGCCATGAAGGGTGAGATGGTTGATGCTTCAGAGATCATACGAATACATTAGTAGTTGTGCTTGCAATTACTGCTAACATAAAGATGTATGGTACAACTTTAAATGGAACTGGTTGTCTCTTTACTGAGTTCATTAGACGAAACCTGGAATGATTTGTCCTGTTGTTAGGTAAGCACCTAATCCTGCGATGATGCCAAGCATGGCAAGTCTGCCATTAAGTTTCTCGGCAACTTTTTTTGATTCTTTATCTGTCATTAAAATATACCTGGAATGATGTTTCCTGTTGTTGCGTATGCACCGACTGCTGCTACGAAACCAAGCATTGCTGCCCAACCGTTAAATCTTTCTGCTTCTGGAGTCATGAGTTTGTACCTTTGAGTAATTGTGAATTGTGAATTAAATTTCATCTCTTTAAAAGAGACCTGGTGCTATCCATCCGAATAGACCGTAGTTAACTGTGCCGATCACTAGACCGAGCATTGCGAGACGACCATTGACCTTCTCTGCATATTTCCAATAGGAATGATTTTTATCCATTAAAATATACCAGGAATAATTTGTCCTGTTGTTGCGTAAGCACCTAGTAGTGCAACGAAACCAATCATAGCCCAACGACCATTTACTTTCTCAGCATTTTGAGGATATCCTTCGTAAGAAGCACTCTCGTCGATATAGGGTTTTGTTTCAGTTGGGAATGCGTTTTGTCTTCCACCTGATTCTGTTGTAACAGTCATTTAAGTTTTATTAAGAAACGTAACATAATTATATAGTAAATATAAAGTTTTGTCAAATATCTTTACATTCGGAAGTCCGAACACAATTAAATGATGCTAATATGTAACATTAGTTTAACTTATACTGTAACTTTTCTTATTATTTCCCTTCCCAACCTGGTGGGAGTCTACCAAAATATGGATCATATTCAAAATATGGATTCCAATCTTCAATTTGATTTGCTTGATTCTCCCAAAAATTACTCAAACCATTATGACTTGACTTATGAAATACTTCAACATGTACTTGATGAATTGACGAACCCATCTGCAGTCTGTATAAGAATAAAGGTATTGCAAATGTATTACCTGAATTATAAATTAAATCATCCGCAACTGCTCTAGGTCTGACTCCCTGATCAATCTTATACTTATCATCACGACAATGAAGTTTCACAAGTTTTTGTGCATGATGTCTTGTAATCATATAACAAGCAGTAGAAAAATCATTCACAAATCTACGATGAAGTTTCATATGAACTTCTGCTGGATTAATAATAGCTAATTGTATAACATCATAATCATAAGGAATTTTAGAATAAAAGTCTCTCCACGTAAATCCCCAAGCAGAAACTGTTCCAATGTCACAATCATCTTCCATGATGAGTGCACACGGTGAATCAGATTCTTCTAAAAATTTTTTAATAGCTTTCAGATGAGAAGTAGTACATCCAACCTCACCCGATAACATATTATCAGGATACTTACCTTTTAGAATACTACCTAAATCATCCTCACGACCATCATGAGCTGATACTCTTGTATAATCTTCAATCTCCCAATATTTAAATTGAGCTTCCATATATACTCTTCTTTCTGGTTGACCATCAAGATTGATATAGTATATGGGAGGAATACCTTTTAATTTAAATGTTGCTTTATTTTTATCCATATCAATTAATAATATCTATTGTAGGTCTCCAACCTAAATTTGTCAATTGGGTTGTATCTGCACATAAAGATTCTGGTTCTCCTTGAACTTCTTTAATTGGAAGACTACTTCTACCTAACATCATAGCTAATTCTAAGACAGAATTATTTTTTCCTGTTCCTACATCCAATACACCTCTAAAATTATCGGGTATTAAATAGCATATTGCTCTTGCTACATCATGAACATGAATCCAATCTCTCCTATGTTTTGTGAGATATGGAGCAGTGTTCTCCTTCAGCATCCTATAGAGCATATCTTTACGACTACCATTCTCTGCCCACACATTAAAGAATCTCATACCCACACTATTAGGAGGTGACTGTATTTCATTGACCTTTTTAGTAATCGCATATGGATTCTGCCACCAACTATGTGCACCTGCAGAACTGGCATATAGTAAACGAATATTTTTTTCTTTACAATACTCAAATATTGGTTTAGATTTTACAACATTATTCTCCCAAAATTTATCAGGATTTTTTAAACTATCTCTTAGTGCTGCAAATGCTGCTAGGTGAACTATAACATCATAATCTCCACCTTTAAAATCCACTATATCATCTGGAAAATCTATTCCATCAACTTCATGTCCAATCTTTTTTAAGTGATTAAATAAGTAACTACCTATAAAACCTTTATGTCCAGTAACTAAGATCTTCATTTAATAATACTTTCAATATTTGGTAAGTAATAATCTGTCAATATTTTAGACCATTCAAAAGTTTTTGCATACTCTAAAATTTCCTTCCTATTATATATGGAGTATTCTCGATTCTTTATAATTTTATCATTAATATAATTAGTATCTAAAATTTTATCCTCTGGGATAACTGTAATAAATTTTTTATCTAGGTCAAGGTTTGCAGTTCCCCATTGTGATACCACGACACCTAGTCCAGCAGCAAACGCTTCCATACAAACAAGTGGATGTGCTTCACCATCAGATAGTAATACAAGATTTCCATAATCAGTTAGACTATCATATAGAACATCTTTCTCCCACTCTCCCAAATAATTTTTGTATGTATCAAATTTACTGTCAGCAATATTACCTGCGTAATATAAAGATGGTATTTTTTGAAACAAATGTTGTCTTTTACGATGATCTACTTTAGCAAGATAAATGCTTGATGTATAATATTTTGGTTCTTCTGTAAATCTAAAATTATCTAACATCACCCCATTTGGATTTAGAAATAATTTATCAGATGGAATTTGACATAGATCATGATAAGTTTTATTAATTGTATTTGAAAGACCAAATACAAATGGTTTTACTTTTGTGAACACATCAAATACTCTTTCTTTATATCCTCCCATCATCTCAGGACGTTCTAGGTATGCGAAGTGTGTGGTACAAGCACATGGATAATTGATGTGTGGATAAAGGACTACCCAGTCATCATAATTAATATGCACAAAGTCTGGATCAAATTCTTTTATTTGATCAAGCATCTTATTTGGATTAGCATCATTTAAAATTTGAATCTGATGTCCCATCTTCTCAAGAGATAATTTCATATCCCAAATCAAAGACTCAACCGCACCCCATCCTACTGGAGGGATAGGAAGAGGAGGACCTACAATACTAATTTTCATTTACAATTTCCATCTTCTCTATGTTTTCAGCATAGAGTTTAACTAATCCCTCCCAAGAAAAATTATCAATAGCAAACTCTCTAATTTCATCTCTCCTACCTAAAGATGCTTCACGATTCTCTTGTATCTTCTCCTCAATGTAAGGAATATCTTCTAACTTATCATCAGGTATCACTGTTACATATGGAAGTTCTGGTAGATCATGTGCAGCATACTTAGATATAACAACACCCAATCCCAAAATCATAGCTTCCTTCACGACTAAAGGAGTTCCATTCTCACCATCTGATAATAAAACTAAGTTAGCAAAATCTCCAAGATGCTCTCTCTTATAATCATCTTTCCACTCACCAAGATAATTTTTTTTAGGATCGAAAGGTGTGCCACCCATAATCCTACCAACATAATCAATTGAATCTATTTCTTGATAAATCCATTGCTTCTTACGTTCATTAATTTGTGCGAGATATACTGAACGATCTGGTAAAACTGCTTCCTTATGATATGTAAATCTTTTATGGTTTGCACCATTTGCAGAAAGAAGTAATTTACTTTCGTCTGCTCCTGCTGCTTTAAAACAATCCATATCTTTTTTAGATATGCAAAAAATATAATATTTTTTATTATTAATAATCCAATCAAAGGTGCGATCATATCCATCTCTACGATGCATATGCGGTTGATCTATGTAAGGATAATGACTACTCAAAGCTAACTTAGGAATCTTTGTTTCGTTTGCTATACGATCCATTATTGGGTGAAATACATCATAGTGTAGATGAGCAAAATCAAACTCATCCTCATTTAAATGTTTAATGATGTCATCCCACACAGGTGTGTTTACGATAGTTCCACCATGTTCTAAGTCAGTAAGTTCTAGTGCGTAGTCCCATATTAAACTTTCAACAGCTCCCCATCCATCAGGTGGGATGGGCATAATACCTGGTCCGATTAATGCAATTTTCATTAGTATAATTCTTTGTAAGCATGAACAAGAGAAAAGTTTGTTTCCCTAAAATTTGGTGTCTTCCAAACTTCTGTTAGATTAGTATTAATAGAATAATCTTTTCCAAGCATATGATAACATATTTGCATATAAAGATCCAACCACCCAAATCTAAAGTCAAGATGTTTTAAAATAAAATCAAATTCAATATCCATAAAATCATATATCTTATGATAATTATCTAAGAATGTATTAATGTTATAAACACTTCCACCTCCTGCACCGTACCAATCTACGTTTGGTTTTACACCATACTTTGCAGAAAGAAACTGAAGAAGTTCTGGTTTTATTTTATTACCAGGTACATCAAATCCAGCTATCTCCCACTCCTCTGGAATAACTACTTTACGTTGAGTAAGAACGTCATCCTCCATCATAATCATATGAGTTCCTCCAGCAGATTTTACAAACCTAGCTGCCTCACGTACCATATGAATCCAATGCAGTGATTCATCTTTTGTGAATCCGTATACACCAGACTCGTGACCAGTATTTCTTCTTCCTATGTGCATATAAGAATGAACATAATTACAATTATATTTTTCTGCTATATCACTGTAATCAGCACCACCATCAGCACATAATGTGTAGGGTGCATTAGGATGAAATTTCCTAAACTCCTGAAGAATAAATTCAGTTGCTTTTTTGTTTTCATAAACAGTATGAAAACATCCAAATTTTGCTGTCATAAATTTTTAAGATAATGTGGATGAATATCATCACGATATAACCAGAACCAATGTGGTTCCCCTGCTGGTGTAGGTTGAACGTCGGGAGTCATATCTTTAAAGTCATAGCTGAATGGAGGATTATAAAAACTAAAAACAGTTGGATCTTTCATACCAATCCATTTTTCAAAATTCATCCTTTCGATAGGACCAAAATCTTCCTTGTCTCTATGAAATGCATCTTTAGTTGGATGCTGTAAGGTTGAAATATAATCTGCTCTTGCCCACCAGAAATTACCACTCATATGTGGCCAAGGATCTAAACAATAGTTAACTCCTGATACCTGATATCTATCTAACTTATCTATGTTCTCTTTCCACTTATCAATACAACCCCATTCCATAAGGTGTCTCCAACTATTAACAGCACGTACCTTTCTATCAGAGTATTGATCTCTAACACCACAATAATGACTCATACCTTTTGTGTGGAAGTACATCACCTTATCAAACTTTTTATCTATACAATCTTCATACAGATGCTTTAAACAAAATCCTTCATACTCATCATCACCATCTCTACAATCAACAATATCAATCCAATCATAAAGTGATATAAAATGTTTTACTCTTGATGCCTGTGCTCCATTTATTGCACACTTCACTGTTGCTATCTCTGCAAGACCAGATGCATAGAGTCTTTTAATCTGATCATCAACCATGATCTTCCAAAGATCACTATCTGGTGGAGTCCAGATATGATAATAAACTGCTGCTTTCATAGTTACCACTGATTGTTATCTAATGACTTATTGTCTTTACTGAGATGCATCATTTTATTTGGAAAATTACAATACTCTTTGAACATCTCAGGATATGCATAATCTGGATTTAGAGTATTCACATCTTCACGATGAGTTAAGAACCATTTGTTCAAATAACTTTCCTCATAATACTTACCCACAGCATTCTTAGGAACATCTTCTTTAGTCCACTCATCAATCTTTTCCATCATATCAAATACTTGAGGTATTTGTCCACCCCATAAACATCCTTGATAATAAATTTTCATATCCATTATACTATCATTTATACAAGCATTTGATAGGGGATTTGTATCATAGGCACCTGGTTTTTGATTGTGAGGTGGAAATCCAACAAAGTGACAAGGATGATGAACACCGAAGTATTTCTTATCTTCATCAAAAAAATCACTTAAAGAAATTTTTTCTTGAGCGTAAAGATCTGCATCAACCGATACCAACCATTCATAATCAGAAACTAAGTTTTTAATTTTAAGTATCTCTTCAAAAGTTTTATGAAAAGTTTCTGGAAATCCGTAATGAGGTATTTTAACTACAGATATATTATCTGGAGTCCCCTCCAATTCACCATCAGTAAACACAAAATATTTTTTTTCTGTATCTGGTAAAAAATATTTTTCAAGTCTTTCATACCATTCAGGAAGATAATCAAGATATGATTGAGTTCCCCAAAATGTTATTGCTACCTTCATTACAAATTAAACTCCCTATCCCAATTAAATATTTTTTTAGCTTTCAATGACTTAACATTGATAAAAGTTTTTTCTCTTTCTTTTTGATTTATTTTGAGATTCAAAGAACCCATTCTTGATACCTTACTAATTATATCATATATCGATACAGTTTGCCCACCCACTAAAAACAATTCATGTTTCTTATCCAAATCAATATTAATAGTTTTCAATATAAGATTGATTACATCATCAATGTGAACTAAATCAACAGTGGTTTCAAAATTAGCATAAATCTCCAACTGATTATCAGTATCAACTGCATTAATAAGTTTATCAACTATTCCATTAACTCTATCCTTTCCAATAGATCCACCCCAAACATTTGTAACTCTAAGTGTAATTGTTTTACAATTAAACCTTTCAAGAATTCTTTCTACTTTTAATTTGGATTGTCCATACAAAGTGCGAGGACGAGGTTCAGATAACTCTGTGTTTACAACATCATCAACTTTACTTTGATGCATATCTCCTGCGGTAGATACGAATATTATTTTACCATCAGGATTTTTTTCCAAATAATATTCAAATAATTTTTTACTATTATATACATCTCTTTCTATCTGATCTATATTACTTGTACGAGTTGTAGAAGACCAACCTAAATGTATAAGACAAGATTGATTATGAGATTTAAATAAGTTTTTAGGAACTCTTTTTCTATAAGATATATTGGTAATAGGTTTATCATATAACTCTTTAAACCTTTTACCAATCATTCCATTGGCACCAGTAAGATATATCATTAGATTGTTATCCATCCATCAGGCATTAGATCAGAAGTATCTAGGTGTTTATTATTAACACCAAACCATTTTTTAGGTGCATATACCACCTTATTTAAAGACCTTGATAACCAAGCACCCCACCATGAAAACGTGCTATTTGCAATAATAAAATCAGAACATAAACTCATCAAACAAAGATCTGTATAACTATCATTACCCTCTGCTACAAGGAACCTATCATCAGAAAATATTTTTTGTTCTTTACACCATTGTGTATCATCTGAAAAGATTATAACATTTCGATCTTTATTAAATTTATCTAGACAAGATTCATAATAATCAAAATCTAAGTTGTGGTGATTACCAGAGTTTATTAGAAAATCTCCTCTCCTAATATGAAGTGCTATTGGTGTGTCAAATGTACTCATCATATGTTTACATTGAATAGCAATCTCATTTTTAAATAAAAAATCTTCACGAATTTCTTCTTCTATATTCTTAAAATATTTTTCTGTTTGAAAATATCCATGTAAAGATACATTGTCTGGGCAGTTATTATATAATGTTTCGTTAAAATTAAATTGACCTTCAGTTCTTGGATTATCATTTTGTATGACTCCTATGTTAGATTGCTTTAAACTCTTTAATACAAAAGGTTCGAACAATTCAATTCTCAATTTGTTTCCAAGAGAGTCAGTAAACACTTCATTATGATAAGGAATACAAAAATCCAAATTTCTATTCTTAGCAATCCCACGTAGTGCTGCATATTGGAACATTTGATTTCCAAGTTGTCCCATCTTACCAAGATAATTAAACCCTATCATAATTATACCAAGCTATAGTTTTTTTCAATCCTTCCTCCAGAGTATGTTCTGGATAAAAATTTAACTTACTTTTAATTTTAGCATTATCAATAGCATATCGCAAGTCATGACCTGCTCTATCATCAACATACTCTATCAAATCTTCACTAGCACCCATTACTTTAATGATCATTTTGACTAAATCTATATTTTTAACTTCACACTCACCACCAATATTATATTTCTCCCCAACTTCACCACCATAGAATACATCTAATATTCCTTTACAATGATCTTCTACATAAATCCAATCTCTGATATTCTGACCCCTACCATACACAGGTATTTTTTTACCTTGTAAAATATTAGTAATTGTTTTAGGAATTAATTTTTCATTATGTTGTCTAGGACCATAATTATTAGAACAATTAGTAATAACCACAGGCAAATCATAAGTATTATAAAATGCTATTACAAAATGATCACTTGCTGCTTTAGATGCTGAATATGGATTTTGAGGATCATAGGCAGTAGTTTCAGTAAATGGGGGATCATCATAATCTAAAGCACCATACACTTCATCTGTAGATATGTGATGAAATTTTTCTACCCCATACTTGACTGAAAGGTTAAGAAGATTAACTGTCCCTACTACGTTAGTGTATAAGAAAGGATTGACATCTTTAATTGAATTATCTACATGACTCTCTGCAGCAAAATGAAATATGTATTTTGGTTTATATTGTGAAAATAATTCAGATAGACGATACTCATCTGCTAGATCTACACCTTTGACAGGAAATTTTAAATCATATAAATTATCCATATCTCCTGCATAAGTTAACTTATCTAAAATAACTATATCTTCAAAACCTTTCTGTGCAAGATAATGAGCAAAGTTACTCCCAATGAAACCTGCTGCTCCTGTAATAAAAATCATATATTATACTCCATCTATTATTTTCAACATTCCATTACAACGATTCATATAAGTATGATCTCTTTTAACAACCTCCCATAGATGACGTATCCTTTCCTTATCATATTGATATTTAACCCCAAGATCAAAAATTTCTTGTGCAGTTTCAGCACATAATACTTCCTTATCAATAAAATCTTTTACATAAGGTGCATCACATACAACAGGACAACCATAACTAATAGCTTTCATAACCCTACACGATACGTATAGAGTATCTTTTTGTTCTTGTGGTCTAAAATCAGGAACAAAGAAAGACTTTTGCATCAGTTTAATATTGGTATCTTCATCAACTGCTTTGTCACCTGATGGTACATGAACTTTCTCTGCATCATAATGATTAAAAGGTATACCATTCTCTTTTACAATATCAATAAACTGTTGATGCAAAGGTTCTGCATTTGGTCTTGGTGCATGAATAGTTCCTATAAAATTATATTCATTATTTCTTGTAATATCAATATCTTCAATCTCCATTTCCTCAGGCCAAATGTTAGTTGCCAAGGAAAAGTACATTACTTCATAAGGAACCTCTGGAGTTTTATCATAGATGACTCCTTTATCTGCCTCTATAAAACGAACCCCATCAGGGTTCGGACGTTTAAACTCAGGGACTCTCATATTGATGAGACGTTTTACATTTCCAAGATACTTGTCTAGAGTACGGAATCTATCCCAAGAAATATAAATTCCACTTGCAATCACTGGACAATTAATATCCTTTCCAGATTGATTGTCAATAAAGAAAACTGAATTTTCATAATTAAATTCTCTAGTGTCTGGATAATCATAGTCATCAAACCAGTAAACATCATATCCCAACTTCTCAAATGTTCGGTATACACATACTAAAAAATATGAAGCAGTGTCAGTATAATGCTTGTGTCCCCAAATAATAATTTTATTACTCTTATCCATAGTTAATGCTTTTTTTATATTATAGAACAGATTGAAGAAATAGTCAACGATTCAATGGTATTTTCCCCATCTTAATTTCATCTCTCCAATGATTTAGAAGGTCTAAGAACATAGTCTTTGTAGGAATCTCTGGTTTCCAATCTATAACACTTCTAATTTTTGTGTTATCGAACATTTGATAGTCTGCGTCTATTGGTCTCAAACGATCTATATCAGTCACAACTTTTATGTCATCAACAGTACTAAAACCAATTAGTATGTCAACCACTTCTTTCAAATTAAATGACTCCTCACCAGCAATGTTGAAGTAATCCCCATGTTTAATTTTACCTTGAGCACTAGCCTCTAATAATAAGTAATAAGCTCTGACTGCATCTCTTGCATCTTGAAATGTGCGAGTGCTTGAAAGGTTACCAACATACACAACTGGTTCTTGATACCCAGATTCAATCAGTGCAATTTGTTTTGCTACTGTACTCTCAAAGAATACATCACTCCTCCTAGGTCCACTATGAGTTCCCATTCTAGTCATAAATGTTTTTATACCATATGCTTCTCCATAGAATCTACCAAGATAATCAGTTCCAATTTTACTAATACTATATGGACTTGCTCCATGCATAGGTGTTTCTTCGGAGAGTATGACACCAGTTGGTGCTTTACCATATACTTCTGAAGAAGAACAAATATGAACTACAGGATCATAAAAGGGAGTGTGAGGCAGGTGAGTGTCAGAGTTCTGACGAATAGCTTCAAGAAGATTAGCAGTTCCAATGATATTAGTTTGTAATGTTTCTATTGGTATATCAAATGATGTTTTAGGATATGATTGTGCTGCTAAATGAGAAATGTAATCAGGTCTCACACTCTTTATCATATTCCTAACAGATCCAGCGTCATTTAAGTCTGCATAAAAAAGAGATATACGATCTTTTTTATTAATACGATTACTAAGATGGTAGATATTATCTAATGATTCTTGCCATCTCATCATACCAACTACATTATAATCAGTATTATCAAGAATATAATCTGCTAACTGAGAACCTACTTGACCAGTGATTCCTGTAATTAAAATAGTTTTCATTTAAACTCCATACGAATTGCTTCTCTTAAACTTCTCTGAGGTCTTCCCAAAATACTAGAGAGTTCGGTAGACACCATTGCAATAGAACTAGGTCTATTCTTATAAAAACTTTCTGGTGGTTTGAGAATTTTTATTTTCAAGTTAGGAAATACTTCTTCTTTTAAAACTTGAGCAAATGTTTTCCGACAAACATTTTCAAGTCCTCCACAATTAATTATCTGTGAACCAATCCAATTTTTAGATAAACTTAAAATAGCATCGACTGTATCATCTCTATGTATTACAAATCTTTCAAAGGGTGAGAACACCTCTGCCACCTCATTATTTGATGCACATTTCTCAAGATAAGAAGTAAATCTATCCTGTTTAAAAAAATTGTAGGAAGATCTTAAAATCTTGACATTAGCATTACCTATTAAATATTTTTCTACTTCAAATTTCATACGTGCATATATGCCGACATTGTTAATCACAGCATCACTTGACATAAAAATAACCCTTGCACCATGCTTTAATGATCTTTCTATAAAGTCAATTGTTTTTTCAACATTAACCATTATAGCCAACTCAGGATTATTGGCACAGACAGTTGGTTCAGATATGGCAGCACAAAATGCAATAGTATCTTTATCTGTTAGTGATTGGAAATCATAATCAAGTTGTTCTTTATCTAAACGTGTTGTTATTATCTCAACTTCATCAGGTGATTTTTCTACTATCCTTCTTCCAACATTACCTGTTGCTCCAATAATTTTTAACATTCAATCCCCTCTAATAATTCTATAACTATCATCTTCAAAATGTTGTGTTGAAAATTCAAACAATTCAGAATCCTCTAAAGCTAACATTTGATGTCTCAACCCTTTATATACATGAAATTTATCACCTTGCATTAATATAGTTTTTTTTGAAGATTCAAAATCATCATCATCTGAATACCTAACTAACAATTGTCCTTTCTGTAAATAAAAAGTCTCATCTTTTATTTTATGGTAGTGCCAAGAACATTTCTTACCCTTGTTAAAAAACAGTAACTTACCACAATACTCTGGAGAATTTACAATCCATTTCTCATATCCCCAACCTTTAGGATGTATTTCTATTGTCTCCATACATCTACTCCATGTTTAACAAATTTAAATGGAACAACTCTTCCTTGTTTTTTCTTCAATGCACTAATTAATTTATGCCTCTCTTCAAATTTAGTAAAAAGTACCATGTGTCCACCACCACCTGCTCCTGATATTTTAGCACCTGTGGCACCATTTTGCAAGGAGTAATTATACGCATCTAATATTTCTGGTGATGATACATTAGGATTAGTTTTTAATTTCATCTCCCAATATGTTTGCATTAATTCTGATATTCTTTCAAAGTTGCCTGTCAACAAACAATTTTTATATTCTATACATGCTTGTTTAATTTTATGAGTCGCATCTGTTACGACATCATCTACTAGTAATTTTTTTTGAGTTCCTTCGATGACTCTAGAATCGGAACGAGGTTTACCAACATAATAAAGAACAGTATTCAATTCCATCATATTTTGATGTTTATAATTTAATCTTAAAGGATTGACAATAGATCTACCATCTCTCAAAAATTCAATAAAATTAAATCCCCCAAATGCAGCAGCAAATTGATCTTGTTTTCCACCAGGAAGATCACAAATTTTTCTTTCTATCTCTACAGATGCCTCTGCTATATCATATTCACCCATAGGAATATTATAATATTCAGTTATAGCAGCAACTAATGAAACAACAAGAGCACTTGAACTACCTAAACCGCTACCAGGTGGTGCTTCAACATAAGTAGTAATTTTAACAGGGTCTATATTTAAATTTTTAGTTAGGTATTGGTAAGTATTAATTAAAAGTTTCAAAGAACCTGTTGAATAATTATAATCAATATCATCCTTTTCTTCTCTCATTCCCAGATCAACACTTTTAAATATCCATTTTTTAGAAGGTTCTATTTTACAATATGCGTATTGATCTATTGTGGCATTAAGAACAACTCCACCATACTTTCTCCAGTAGGGTTCAAGATCTGTCCCTCCACCAGACAATGCCATTCTAAGAGGTGCTTTTGCAAATACTACTTTCATTAATAATGAACCTGATAATCAACAGGATTTCTTTTTATATTATTATTATCTATGTGATGTTTTAATAGTAATTCATTACACCAAAACCCATCAACTTCAGTTGATTGTTTAATCAATTGACCAATATGATTATATACTCCACAGAAAACATTCATAGTATTAGTAGTTCCCATCGCAAACCAATCACTAATCATTCCATGTGGTTGATTCAAATCTTGATAGACTAATATATCATCTCCAATCGTTGCATTATTTAAATCCAAAACTACATGTGGAGAGTAATCAATACGATTTCTTATGACTAAATCATACTCAACTCCATTTTCAACAGAGTATTGTTCCTTAATTAAATTTGCCATCATCATACTATAGAACATACTGTGTGTAATATTATTAATATAATCTTTAGCTACATCTAATCCACCACCAACTTCTAAAGCCCAAGTCCATGCATCAGTAAAACATTTATCAGGAAATCCATAGTCACGTTTCCAATGTTTAGGTTTCTCAACTAAAAGTTTCTTAGGTTGATAATAATCTTTAAGTTTTTCAATTGCCGATGGATCTAATGAATGACTTTCTCTACCAGGAATAACAGAGTTTGTACTTAAATTATTTGGATCAAACCAAGTATGAATAAAAACATCAACGTTATCATTATGAAGTATAGATTGTTTTAATTTATTAAACCCAACATCAACAACTCTAGGTTGTCCTGATAAACATAATGCAATTTTCATAATTTTTTTCTATTGATAAAAACAACATCACTTATATCACTTCCATTATCAGTATCATAACTAAAAAACAAATCAAAATTAATCGAATTCATATATTCAATAGATTCTTGTTTAGTGGATTCACCTTTAAGTCTAATTTTTGTCATTGGGCATTCCATAGCAATATATTTTATTCTTTCTAATGTAGTAGTTTTAAGAGACTTGATAATATCTAAATCCTTTCCCTCTGCATCTATTTTTAAAAAATGTATAACTTCATCCGATGGTATCTCTTCTTTTATAATATCATTCAAATTCAATACTTTTACTTTTACAACTTCTCCAAATTTATTTTTATTTTTATCTACTGGGGAACATAAAGAACCTGCTTGATCATCAATCATATTAGGATAAAAATCCATTTCTGTTGCAGAATCTACGTTATCAACACAAGCTTGGAAAAATTTATCATAATGATCAGAAACTCCGTGATCATTTGGATCAATCCCAATCGCAAAAACTTTTTCTAAATTAACAAGTTGATCCAACTCTACAAGAAAAGATGCTCTAGCTGCTCCAACATCTATAACATTTATTTTTGAATAGTCTACAATTTTTTTCATTGCAGGAACAAGAGTAGAAGACATTACAACCTCGATACGTAATCTGTACAAACACCATAACAATTATATGTTTTTAAACTTTTAAGTTTTTCTAAATCCATATTTTTTTCGGGCATTACCATAATGGTGTTTGGTGTATATGGTTTGCCAGGATAAGTCCAAATATAATTGTTGCTTGTAAGAGCAAAATCATCTTCTTGATGCCAGAAGTATTGATATCCTGCGTGTTTATATTTTGTAAATTCATACAACGTTGTGATATCTTTACAGTGAATCCACAAATGTTTGTGACGATTTGCTATCCATTTCCAACTAATTTTAAATTGTGGTTCATCATGTCCCAACCAAAATACTTGAGTTAGAGGATCATATCTTACATCAACTTCTACATCATATCCCAAATTTATACATCTGTCAATTTGCTCTGGTTTATTTTCTAACCAAGATTCAGATCCATCAAGATTACCCCTATGAGCAATTAGTTTCATATTGGATATTTGTCAGAAGGTATTGATGGCCATCTTATTATCATAAGGTCAGTGTCTTCTAAAAACTCAACATCAGAAATATCCCAAGGTTCATATATCCACATATCCCCTGCCTTCAAATGTTTTTTATCTACCATCATCTCACCACGAACAATATAATTTAATTCATTCGTAACTTGATGGTAGTGTGGAAAAGTTTGATCATTCTTTTTATGGGAATGGTGCCCAACTTCAAAGAATGGATTTTTAAAAATAGATGGTTCAAAATCTCCAACAAACCAACCACCTGTAAATTGTTTTATGTTTGATTTTTTCATTCTAACTCCTGTATTCTAATTTGATGTCTACCACCATCGAAACTATGTTCACGAGCTATTTTAAAATATAACTCAAGAATTTCTTCATCCATATTCTTAGAAGGGATGGCAAAGAAATTAGCACAGTTATGTCGAATAGACATCTCCATTGCATAGTCATCGTAAATGAGAGCAGATCTAATTCCTTTATACTTATTAGCACATATATTTACACCTTGACCAGACCTACAAAATCCAAATCCAAAATGACAATCATTCTCCTGTATTGCCTTAGCTGCTTGAGCTATGTAATCTCTATAGTCACAATCTTTATTTAAGATAGTTCCAAAATCAATGTACTCAACATTATTACGTTTAAGAATTTTTTTAAATGTTTCTTTAGCATCAAATCCAGAATGATCTGAGCAGAGAGCTATGGGTTTGTCTCCAATTTTTTGAACTACATTATTTTTATAGAAATTATATTCATCAGGAGTTCCAAAGATATGCATTTTATCCACATCTTCAGTTACAATTTTCTTACCATCTTCAATCAAAATATTATACAATGGTGAAATATAGAATTCATTTTTAGTTCTAAGATTTTTACTAATCATCTCTTTAGCATACTTACAGAAATCAGATCCTTTTTTAAATCCATATATTCCAACACATGCATTAGGACTTATAGATTTCTTCTCTGCAGTCTTAGTTACATTACCTTTATTATCAAGTTGAGCATAACTGTAATTGGTAGAGTTGGATTTAAATGTAAGTATAAGACCATCGGCATCAAGTGTCTCCATTACATGAGGATCAAACACTGGACGAAATTCTATATCTAACGTATGAATTACTAGAGGAGAATCATTATTAATATATTCTTCAGCAAATAAACAACTACATACAGATCCGTCTGTAAGTTGATCAAGAATTACAATTGTAATATCATCACCAAACTTCTTTACTAAAAGTTCATCCATATGATGATTATATACATGCTCATCTCTCAATACAAATATTAAATTGCAATCTTTATAGTTTAAACAATCCAATGAGATGTCAATTAGATGTTTATCTTTAATATTAATTATTTGTTTTGGAACTTTAAATCCTTCTTTAATAAAGCGGCTTCCCAATCCCGCCATAGGAATAAGAATGTTGGGTTTCATGTTGAGTAATACCTAAGAATTTCAGTAGTCTTTCGATGAGCAAATTCAATCCAATTATGAATATCATTATCCTTCTCTAGTAATTTATATAAGCAGCAAGAAGCAAATATATCACCAGCACCAAGGACATTTACATTCTTTAGTATGTCATCTTCATGAAGTTTCCAAAAGAATTCATCCTCACCATTAGAACAAATACTACCAGTAGCACTATGAAGTATAACCCATCCCTTTGTTGCTTCCACTAAACCAGTAAAGTCATCACAGTCTTCATCAGATATAAAAAGATAATCAATCTGTGATAAAACTTCTTTCATTACAGGTCTGCCTGGACATATATCTGCTGTGATTATACCATCAAGAGAAGCTATAAAACTTCTTTCAGACATCTCATTCAAGTATGTTAAATGATGAATCTTAGATTCAAAAACCTTTGGACTAAACTTCTTAAGATTTAAACTTGCTTTACTTACTCTAGTTGCTGATTTCTTATCAATGTAAATAAGTGCTTCTCCAATATCAATTGGAGATAATCCAATGTTTAAAGAAGAGTCTAATTCAATAAGTGCTTTCCATACGTTTGCTATTGAACCAAGAGTCTTCTTTTCTGTTTCACCATCAATAAGATTATCAATAGTCAAATGTCCATATAACGAAATGTCTTTCATTAAAATTTTTCCTTCAAATCAAGTTCATAGATTTTATCCATAACTATATCATATGGAACTCTAGGAATAATTTCAAGTTCTTCTAAATCTTCAAAAAGATACATTATTGCATTCTCTCCTCCTTTACAAGAAAGAGGTATAGAAATGTTTTGGAGTATTGAAGGTGAGTCTGCCATAGAATATGGATGTCCTACTACTTCCATTATACCATAATCAAATATATCATCCCCAAGGTAAACTACATCTTTCGACTCACATTTATACTCCTCAAGAATATCATCAATAAAATTTACTTTGTCTCTGTGGAAACCCTCACCTCTATTAACAACGTAGGGGAGATTTCTATTTTTTAATATGATTGCATTAAAAGGATCTCCAGTTAAAAACACAACAGGAATACCTATGGCACGAAAACGTTTAATAGCAGTCCAATCTTTATCACAAAAATTTTTTAAAACAACATTACCATCACGATCATAATATTTTTTACCATCGGTCATTACACCGTCAACATCAAGAATAACAAGTTTAATCATTTAACTATTGCTCCATCCAATCCCAAAATTTCCCAAAAATATTTTTTTCTGGTTCCTTTTTATTATTCAATTTTTCTATTTCTCTTTGATTAATTAAATCATCAATATCAGGATGAGATGTTAATTCTTTTTTTGCTACCTGTAATGATATCCAACCATATGTTTTACGAATACCTTCCTCTAATGTTTGAGAATAGTCCCAATCTAATTTTTCACGTATTAAATCGTTGTTTGAATTACGACCACGAACACCAAGAGGACCATCAATGTATTCCTTATTAATAGTCTTCTCTGCAACTCTTGCTGCTGTATCAACAAGTTCATTGATAGTAACCATCTCTTCAGATCCAATATTCACAGGACCAGTAAAGTCTGATTGTACTAATCTATAGGTTGCTTCGACGCATTCATCAACGAACAAGAAGGAACGAGTTTGTAAGCCATCTCCCCACACCTCGATGGTTCCACCCTCCTTCGGGAGTTGAGCCACTTTGCGACAGATTGCTGCAGGAGACTTTTCTCTTCCTCCATCCCATGTTCCTTCTGGACCGAATATGTTATGGTAACGAGCAATACGCACAGGTATATTATAGTTACGACTATAAGCGAGATATAATCTTTCTGAGAAGAGTTTTTCCCATCCATATTCGGAGTCAGGGTTAGCAGGGTAAGCAGTTTCTTCACGGCAGTCTGGTGTGTTTGGATCTAATTGATTATGCTCTGGGTACATACACGCAGAGGATGAAAAGAATATCTTTGTCTTACTTTCATTCTTATCCGAATTTATCAAACGTTGACACTCAAGAAGATTTGAATTAATTGTTATAGAGTTATACATTATATCTGCATCATTATCACCACTGAATACAAACCCTGCACCACCCATATCAGCAGCAAACTGATATATCTCATCAAATGATTCTATCAATCTATAAGGAACACTATTATAAAAGTTTCCCTGATATCCTTTAAACCCTATAACTCTTTTTACAAAATCAATATCTCTTAAGTCACCATAGACAAATTCATTTGCTTCAGTTTTAGAGAACTCTGGTGATTTTAAATCTACACCTCTAACCCAGTAACCTTCAGATCTAAGTCTTTTGACCATATGACTTCCAATGAATCCACCTGCACCTAATACTAATGCTGTTTTTTTGTATTCACTCATAGTAAAACATTTCCTTAATTTATATTATACATTAAATGCATAAAGATCGCAACCCTTCATCAAAAGAGATGGATGGTTTGAATCCCAGTTTTGTTAATTTATCTACATTAACGGAATAATTGTATGCCTGTGCAACCTTATTAAACTCAGGATACTCAGTATAATTAAATTTACTCCTACTACCCAAGTAATCTTTTGCCATTTCCATAATTGTTTTAAAAGGTAAAGGATCTCCTGCTGCAATATTATAGATAGAATTTTCTTCACCCCTTTCTATAACAAGTTTCAGAGCACGACATATATCACTAACGTGCATGTAATCTCTAAGTTGCATACCATCATCATAAAGAGTAATTGGTTTATCTTCTTTCATTAAACTAATGAGAAACTTAAGAACATTCTTCTGTGATGAAACAGTCTTATCATCACCATAAACATTAGCAATTCTTAAAATACGATATTTAATATTAAATGTTTTACAATACGATATAAGTAACTGTTCTGCACACCTCTTAGTAATAGAATAAAAACCACCTGGTTCACAAATATCATCCTCCTTTGCATCAATGACATCTGTTCCGTAAACAAATGCACTGCTTACAAAATTAAAAGTAATATTCTCATCCTTACAGTGTTCCAATACATCCATCAATACAGTCAGATTAGTATCCACATCTACATGCAAATCTTTAAATACATGACTATTAGTAGTGGTACTAATAAAATAAATTATATCTTTTGATAAAGGTTTTCTTTCCTCACGAGGAATTTTTAAAACATTATCAGAATACAAATTACAAAAAGTGCCACCAATAAAACCAGTGCCACCGTAAACCGAAAGTTTATTCATACTCATACTTAAAACAATCCTTAAATGATTTACCAATAAGATCTTTAGCAGATAAAATAGGATCACCTTCAAATGGCCATTCAATATTTAAATCTGGATCATTCCACATCAAAGTTTCCATTGACTCTGGATAATAATAATCAGTACATTTATATTCAAATTCAGCATAATCACTTAAGGTATAAAATGAATGAGCAAATCCTATCGGAACCCATAACATTTTATTGTTTTCAGATAACTCAACCCCATATGACTCTCCAAAGGTGGGTGAACTTTTTCTAAGATCTACAATAACATCGTAAACTGATCCTTGAGTACATCTAACTAATTTACCTTGTGGATGTTTGGTTTGATAATGAAGTCCTCTCAAAACTCCTTTTGATGACTTTGAATGATTATCCTGCACAAAATCATCAACTACACCAGTTACTTCTCTAAATTTTTTAAGACTAAATGATTCAATAAAAAATCCTCTCTCATCATCATAACGAGGAGTAGTAATAAGATATGCATCTTTTAATTTAGTTTCCTTTGCTTTCATCATTCAAGTACTTATTTAAAAGTTTAGGTGAATACTGTTCGTCCTCTTCTTGTTGTTTTTCTTGCCTTTTAATATTTTCCAATTCATAAACTCTATTTCTAAGTTCGGTAGAGGAATATTGATGTCTTCTTAAATGGAAAAACAATTCAATTCCATTGTCAATACAATATTGTTTACCAGTAAAGTCTCTATCTTTATACTCTTCACTCAAAAATCTAACATGAAAAGTTTGCGTCTTAATTAAATTAATCAAATCCAACTCTGTTTGATACACAAGTATCTCATCAACATACTTACAAGCTTGTAATTGTACATATCTTTCATAAACACTTTGTGTTGGTTTGTTCTTCACACCTGGTCGATCTATAGTTGGATCTACTTGAAGTGCTACTTTTAAGTAATCACATAATTCCTTTTCCATCTTAAGCATAGTCACATGACCTGCATGAAATAAATCAAAAGAACTACATTGGAATCCTATTTTAATGTTGTTGTTCATTTACTCTCCCATAATCGTCATCAAATCTTTCAATATCATCCTCTTCAAGATATGCACCACTTTGTACTTCAATTATTTTAAGTGGTATCTTGCCAGGATTTGATAATCTATGTTTGACACCAACAGGAATGTAAGTACTTTGGTTTTCTATAATTATTGATTTTTCACCACATATGTGGACGAGTGCTGTTCCTTCAACAACAACCCAATGTTCTGCTCGATGAGTATGCCTTTGTAAGGATAAACTTTCTCCAGCAGAAACTTCAATACATTTAACTTTATATCTAGATCCTTGATTTATAACCTCATAGGATCCCCAAGGTCTTTCTTCTTTAGTCATCTTTTATATAGCATGGAACACCTGCAGGATCTAACCATTTAGTATATTCAAAATCATCCATAGCAGTCTGCATTTGCATAAAGTTATCACAGAGATACATGTCTTTATATCCATTGTGATTGTCCCACTTTTGGATGCGGTAGTCAGGTTGACCATTCTCTAGGAGTTTCTCCCTTTGAATGTATCTGTATGGTTCATTCTGTAATAAAACTTCAATCATGATAAAAATGTTGATACTTATATTATAAAGAAAATTGTGTCATATGTCAAGATGATTTACAAAACTTGAATTACACCATTACAATCAGGAATATCTTGCATTATTTTGCTTTCAATACCTTGTTTAAGTGTCATCGCACTCATTGCACAACTTGTACAAGCACCACCTAATCTAACTTTAACAAAGTTTGTTTCTTCTTCTATCTCTACAAACTCTACAAATCCCCCATCTGCTTCAATGTAAGGAGCTATTTCAGATAAAGATTTGGTTACATTGCTTTCATTTAAATCCATTACATACCATTCCAAAAAGTATCTACAGGTGATTGCATATTTCTTGAGATGAAATACAAACCTACATTACATGCAAACCAATAGATATTGACTATCCATGCCTGTCTCCAACAGTATCTTCTGTTGCTCTGTACAATGTACATATTTCTCTCATTCATAGATGCATCAACAGATAAAGGTCTAAACTTTATAATCTGTTCTAGTATCAGTGAGATAACAAAACCGATTGCGAAGATATAAAATAACAGATTTAATAAACCTGCCATTGAAAATAAAAAACTAATCATTAGTTATAGGTTGGTGATTTTTCATACCATCATGATTTCCATCATTTGGTAATTTGCCTGTCATTAAGTATTCTACCGTATCAACACATCCTTGTAAATAGCTTAACTGATCATTTAATTTAACCCACTTATCATATGAGTCATCAAGTTTTGCTTGCTCTTCTCCAAGTTGTTTAATTCTCTTGGTGAATCTTTCTGTAAGTTGTTCGTAATTTTCTGTTGGTTTCATTTTCTTACTATAATAAGGTTGTCATCATCGTCATCGTCATCATCATTCAGATTGAATACTAATAACTCGTCACCTGACTTTACTTCTTCCATTTCTGGATGTACGTTTCTTCTTGGTTTGTTGAATTCATTTATTGTAGTTTTCATCATACCATACATAAATGCAAATGTCATTCCCAATAC